TGGAGGTCGACGAGATCATTATGCTTTACATGAAAAAGCCGACGGTTGTCGGCATTGGAACAAAGGTGGTGAATCCTATCATATGAAGCCTAAACTTATTCACCCGGTATCCATTGGACTTATGCGCCGGGATAACGATAATACAGCCAAACATCCAGTTTATGATGAGGCCGTTGAGCAAAAATATTTGCCAACGGTCTTTTTTGCTGGTCAGGTAAGTTATAAAGTATACAACGCTTATGTTGCTTCCGGTCTTGGTAATACTCCAGATGCCGAGGGGTATATTTTATGTATGGCTGATGATTGGGATTTGCATAATGGTACCGAAGGTGATTTATTGATTATCCCCGGTGGTACAAAAGTTACTGTTGTTGAGGCTAGACCAGCGGCTCACTACCACGGCAAACATTGGTTTTATAAAGTTTATTTCAAAAGGGAGCGTGGCGAAGTTGGGTAGCCGTTTAATTGGCGACTGGGACAAACTCGAAAACGCTTTGCGAAATGCCGGTAATAAAATTGATGAAGCTGCAACAAAGGCCGCAGGGCAAGCCGGTTTTCTTTTGGTCAAAAGAATAAAAGAAGGTATAAAAAGTCAAGCTCCGGCCGGGCAAAAGTTTGAACCGATCGGAGCTTTAACTGCTTGGAAAAAGGGCAGTACAAAGGCTTTGATGGATAGTGGTGGCCTCGTTAGAAGTATTACTTGGAAACGTGTTCGTGGTGGAGTATGGATTGGCACAAACTATCGCAGTAAAAAGGGCGTTAATATTGCCCGAGTACATGAAAAGGGCGCAACTATTGAAGTTACAGACGCCATGCGTAAAGGGTTTGTTGCAGTAATCGGTCGCAGGATAAAGAAAACTACAAAGTATATTCGGATTCCTGCCCGTCCGTTTATTTCTCCGATAATGAATGATAAAAAAACTATCCAAGAAGCGAAAATACTGTACTGTAAGGCAATCAAGGAGGTGTTTAGAAAATGATTGCACAGGCCGTCGAAAATGTTATTTTATGGCTTCGAGATTGTGTGACTAATACTAAATATTCTCCTGGTGACATTATTACAGAACTCGAAAAATTGCCGGGCCTTGTAGTTGAAGGACCGATATGGAAAGAGGTTGCTGAGTTAGATGATTCGGCAGTGTATGAATATTATATTGATGAGCAAAATCGTCGGTATAAAAGGACTTGGGGACCGAAGTATTATGATTTGATTTTTACATTAACATACGCAACAAAAAAGCCATCGGAAATGATGAAAGGAGTAACCATACTCAGTGCCTATATCAACGATCAAAAAGAGTTGAAGTGTGGTATAGATCCGAACGGCAATCCTGTGTTTTGCGGTATACGTTTTGAAAATGATTTTTCAAGCACAGGAAACAGTAATTTATCTTCGCTGTGTGAAAGCCAGGCTAAGATTAAATTAGAGGCTGTTCCATTATTCTCTAGGCGTGCTGCGGTTGAAGGTGTATTGAAAGAAAAATTAAATATAGACTTGGCTATTCAAGATGAAAAGGCTGATTCTATCAATATCGAAAGGAGTGAATGATTATGGGACTTGGTTTTAGCAAAGTCTTTGTAAACGAAAATGATATTTCGTTTTATGTGGACAGTTTGCAAAAAGGTTTATCCTGTGTTGAAGGAAAAACAGAAAGAGGCCCGGTTAATAAAGCAATCTATATTTCTTCTTGGCCGAAGTTTGTTGAGAATTTCGGCGGATTGCTTACAGATAGCGATTTCCCGCTGTTGTGTCAGCGTGCTTTAGCAAGAGGCGCCTGCCTATGGGTTGGCCGTGTAGTACATCACAGTGATGTGACAGATCCGTCTAGCATTACTGCAAAATACTCTGAGGTAAAAGCCGGAGATGTTCTTTTTAGAGCACCGTCTCCAGGTGCTTGGGGCGATAGTATGAAGGTTGTTGTTTCTGTTAATGATGATAACAGCGATAATTTTGATATTGTCGTATACGAAGATGATAAATCTGTAACAAGCTTTGAAAATTACACTAAAGATCAGGTTTTAACGATTAAATCTGATTACTTGACAGTGGAAGCTATCGAAGCCGAAGAAGAAGCAATTTTTTCAACTGGAACTTATATTTTGACTGGTGGCAGTGATGGTGACGCTCTTACTGATTCTGACTATATCGGCGACGAAGCAGCTGGAACAGGCTTTCATATGTTCGATGAAATTGACGATGCATCTTTGCAGGTATCTGCTGCTGATACTACGTCTTATGCAGTAGCCATTGCTGGTCATGCATATTGTGAAAATCGGGGAGATTTGATGTATGTATCTGCATGCCCCAAAGGTATCAAACCTCAGCAGGCTGTTAATTATCGTAAAGGTAAGGGCGTTGACGGAACTGGAAGCAATGCTGCATTCAGCACAAGCTATGGTGCTTTGTATTATCCGCATATAAAAGTTCTGGACATCTTAACGGATGATACAAGACTGATCAATCCAACAGGCGATGTGCTCGGCGCATATGCATATAACGATAATACTGGTGCGGAATGGTTTGCCCCTGCAGGTATTACACGTGGCAAGATCAATAATTGCCTGGGTGTTGAATATAACTGCGGTGCTACGGCTAGAGAGGGCGAAGGTAGTCTGCTCGTCAATAATCAGATCAATCCGATAGTTTCTTTCGATGATAGCGGTGTTGTATTATGGGGAAATGAAACTCTGCAGCAGGATGCATCTGCATTACGTGAAATCCATATCCGCCGACTTTTGTTGGTAATGAAAAAAGGTCTACGTAAATCTTGCCGCATTAATCTGTTTGAGCCTAACGATCCGCAACTGTGGCGCAGCACTTACAGAATGTTGAATCCGTACCTAAACGAATTGAAAGATAAACGTGCATTTTATGATTATAGGTTGAATTGTGATCAGGATGCACAAAGTGTTGATGAAGTGAAAATAAATACTGCTGAAGGTATTGATCGTGGCGAATTCTGTGTAAGAATTTGGATTAAACCGACACGGGCCGCAAAATGGATTATCGTGGATGTTACGATTATGAAAACTGGTACTGCTTTTGCTGATGTTGTTGGCGAAGTGGCGTAAGGAAGGTGAATTAATATGGCGGATAAACCAAGAACCACTGGCGTAACTCAGCGGTGGCAATATCGTGTACGCCTTGGGGCTATGGAGATAGCATATTTCCAAAAAGGAAATTTGCCGTCTAAAGAAATTGAAGAAAGTACATTCAAGCCAGCAGGTTTGATTTTTGATGAAAAGTATCCAGGCCGGATAAAATACAATGACATTACTCTTGAAAAAGGGCAGCGTATTGGTAGTGATCTTGAAGCTGACGAATGGTTTAATTCGGCGGCAGATGGGCCTAACAATGAACTTGGTTCGGCTTATACAAAACAGGTTGAGCTTGAACGGCTTGATCGTCGTGGAAATGTTATTGACAGGTTTATTTTGCATGAAGCCTGGTGCAAGAAGATTGAATATGACGACTTTGGTGATGGCTCGTCTGATGCAAATATGGAGAAACTTACTATTTGCTATACATATTACGAAAGAGTTTAATTTCAAAAGGCGGTTTAAGGTGAATTAATAACCTTAAATCCGCCTTTGTTTTTAGGAGGAATAAATATGGAGTTAGTACTGCCGGTATCTGGTATCAGTGTTGAGTTAAGCCCGATGAAATATAAAGACGAAAAAATTTTTACAGATGAAAAACTGGTTAAACAGGGTAAGAACTATGATTATGTCATTATGTCTTGTGCAAAGTTTAATGGAGAATCTCCGAGTGAGCGAGAAGTTTTAAATTTGCACTCTGGCGATCGTAATTATATTTTAGTACATTTGAGGATTTTATCTTATGGCGACGAGTTTGAATTTGAGGTAAAATGCCCTCACTGTGGCAAAAAGAATAATTACATAGTGAATTTGTCAGAACTGCTTGAAAATGGCGGTATTCAAATTATTCCCAAAGGTGAAAGCGATACTATTGATGTTTCATTAGTTGATGGTGGAATTGCTACTATTGGTGTTCCAAACGGGCACCGTGAACGTAGATTGATAAATAAAGCTGTCGATAAGGGGAAAGTTGGTAAAACTGATATGACGGTAGTTTTGATTGATCAGATCAACGGTAAAGATGTTACTGCGTCAGCTTTAGAAAACCTTACTGCCAAAGATTTACTGAATATAAGAAAACGGTCTAATGAATTGATTTGGGGATTAAAGCCAATTATAAAACTGCCTTGTGATAGATGTGACGAAACTTTTGAGCATATTATTACTTCTGATCAAAATTTTTTCAACCAGTAAGTGACCTATATGGTGACCTTTGTGATCCTGACGAAGAAATATTTTTACTTTGTTATAAGGCTATGTCATGG